AGATTTAACGCGGCGTATGCTAAGAATAGGGGTAGCGACAAGCCTTTTGAATTTGAAGGCAAGATGTACAGAACTGCTGCGATGGATAAAAAGGCTGCTAAGTCTGTAGATGAGGATGAAGGCGAAGCAGAACGTCGCATGGCGGCAAAAGGCGATGAGTATAAAAAATCTAAGCTAAAAGTTCCAGAAGCCACGGCAGAACAAATGGCTAGTCGTGATAAACGAGAAAAAGAACAAGCCTTAGAGACCGTTAATCCAGAATACTTTATTGGTGCGCCAGCATTCATAAAGGCACTTCCAAAACTTGCAGCGCGTGCAGCCGCTAAGTCTGGCCCAAAAGATTTGCCTAAAGCATTCCAAAAACGTGAACCAGTTTATGAATCTAAACCAAACTTTAAGCACGGGGGCAAAGTTAAAAAGATGGCTTCGGGAGGCATGGCTAAATCAGCTTCTTCCCGTGGTGACGGCTGTGCACAGCGCGGTAAAACGAAAGGTAGGATGGTCTGATGGCTGACAAAAAACCTAAAGTAGAACCTAAAAAACCTGCTACGCCTATGCCACCCGGTATCGCGCGGGACATGGAAAATATGCGTAAAGACCGTATGGTTGATGACGAGTATAAAGGGGGCGAAAAGGCGCGTAAAGAAAGTATGGGTAAGATTGGGTTTAATAATGGGGGAACTGCTTCATCCCGTGCAGATGGTTGTGCAATTCGTGGTAAAACACGTGGGATGATGCGGTAGTGCCTGCCAAGTCGGCAAAGCAAGAACGGTTTATGCAAGCCGTGGGGAACAACCCTAAATTTGCTAAAAAGGTCGGCGTACCTACGTCTGTCGGCAAAGAGCTCACTAAATCTGGAGGTGGTATGGCTAAAGCAAATCCGTTCATGGAAATGATCGCTAAGAAAAAAGCAATGGGTAAAACAATGGGTAAAGCCCCTGCTAAAAAGATGGCCTCTGGTGGTCTGGCTGCCGGGCATAAATCGGCTGATGGTATTGCTAATAAAGGTAAAACAAAAGCTAGGCAAGTCACTATGAAGCATGGTGGGAAGGTCTGCTGATATGATGCCAAGTCGCGGGATGGGCGCAGTTAGCCCAGCAAAAATCAAATCCATCAAAAAGAAAGATGGTAACGAATCCGTGGCAGTGTATAAAGATGGCGGTAAGGTTAATGCTGCGGGTAACTACACTAAGCCGGGTATGCGTAAGCGCATTGTGTCTCAAGTAAAAGCAGCGGCTACGCATGGTACAGGCGCAGGGCAGTGGAGCGCGAGGAAAGCGCAGCTTGTAGCAAAGAAGTACAAAGCAGCCAGTGGTGGGTATAAGGACTGATATGAAAGCCCCACAGCAAAGCCTAAAGAACTGGGATGACCAGAAGTGGCAAACAAAGTCAGGTAAGCCCTCGTCAAAAACTGGGGAACGGTACCTGCCAGAAAAGGCAATTAAAGCGTTAAGCCCTGCGGAGTATGCAGCCACTACAAAGGCAAAGCGAAAAGGTAAAGCAGCAGGGAAACAGTTTGTTGCCCAGCCTAAGCAGATTGCAAAGAAAACATCGGGATTTAGATAATGGCAGTCACTACGTCTACAACCGCGTTTAACCCTACGCTAAACGAACTTCTTGAAGAGGCTTTCGAGCGGTGCGGTATTGAGTTGCGGACGGGCTATCACTTTCGCACTGCCCGTAGGAGCCTTAACTTCCTAATTACGGAGTGGGCTAATCGTGGTATCAACCTGTGGACTATTGAACAGGGGCAGATTTCGTTAGTACAAGGACAGACTACTTACGATCTACCTAATGACACCGTGGATCTTCTGGAGCATGTTATTCGTACTGCTCCCGGACAAGATGCTAATCAGACCGACATTAACATCAGCCGTATCAGTGTCTCCACCTACTCCACGATCCCGAACAAACTCACGCAAGGCAGGCCAATCCAAGTCTGGATAAACCGCCGTTCAGGGCAGACTACAGACTTACTGGGTGCAACCCCAGCGCTGCCTCAAATTAACGTCTGGCCGTCACCGGATCAGGGCACAATAGGTTCGCCGTACTACTACTTCGTGTACTGGCGGCTGCGGCGTATGGTCGATGCGGGGTCAGGGGTGAATGTTGAGGATATTCCGTTCCGGTTTCAGAACGCCTTGGTGGCGGGGTTAGCTTACATGATATCTATCAAGCTGCCCGAGGTAATGCCAGACCGGATCGCTATGCTAAAGATGCAATACGATGAGGCTTGGCAATTTGCTTCGGATGAGGATCGTGAAAAAGCACCGCTTCGTTTTGTCCCGCGTAGTCTGTTCTACCGGTGAGGTAGGGAATGCCGTCTAAGTATTCGTCAGGTAAATACTCAATTGCCGAGTGTGATCGGTGCGGGTTTAGGTATAAACTGACTGAGTTGCGAAAGATCACGATTAAGACTAAGCAGGTTAGTATCAAGGTCTGCCATACGTGTTGGGAACAAGACCACCCACAACTACAACTTGGGATGTATCCAGTTAATGATCCGCAAGCAGTGCGGGAACCACGGCCAGATGTGAGTTACAGGCAGTCTGGGTTTAGTGGGCTTCAGTTAAAACAGTCGCCTGCGGATAGTCTTGATGCGTTTGGTGATCCGGGTGGAGGTAGTCGGGTAATACAGTGGGGATGGGCACCGGTAGGTGGGGCGAGTTCAAACGATGCAGGGTTGACACCGAACTACCTGACATCAAAAGGCGCGGTGGGTAGTGTGACAATTTCTTAGGAGTAGGGCATGAAACACGAAGATATGGAACAAGATAAGCCGGTAATGGAAAAGATCGCTAAAAAAGCGGTAAAAAGCCATGAAAAGAGTATGCACGGCATGAAAAAGGGAGGTGTAACTGGGGAGGCTATGAAAAAGATGGGTCGCAATATGGCTCGTGCAATGAACCAAAGAGGTCGATAATGGCTAAGTTCTCGCGAAAAGTAATGGGTAAAGAAGTGGGTTCGGCTGCAGTTTATGCTGCCCCGCATACCATGTCTGGTAAGTCCGGAACGGATAGGGCACCCCGTAAATCGGGTGGGGAGTGCATGAATGAGATGAATATCTCTGTGGGCGGAATCTCTAAAAAAATCCCTGCAGATAATGCCTCTGAAGGCATTAAAGTTCGTGGTACTGGCGTAGCCACTAAGGGTTTGATGGCTCGTGGGCCAATGGCGTAAGGGGTAATCTGTGACGTATACCGAGTTATTTACGCGAGTAAAATCGTACCTACAGAGTGACTTTCCAACAGTTGTTTGGACGGATGTAGCAGGTACGGGCCCGATTGTGGACGATGGCACAGCGCAGATTGACGCGCTCATTAAACAAGCCGAAGAACGTATTTATAACTCGGTGCAGATTCCACCACTACGCAAGAACGTAATGGGTGTTTTATCAACGAATAATCCGTACTTGTCTTGCCCTAGCGATTTTATGTCTTCTTTCTCGCTGGCCGTTATTGACACAAGTAACAACTACGAATATTTGCTAAACAAAGACGTAAACTTTTTACGTTCGGCGTACCCTAACCCTACTGAAACCGGCCTACCTAAGTACTACTCTTTATTTGGCCCTACGGTGGTAAGCACCACAATCACTGATGAGCTTAGCTTTATTGTTGCCCCCACGCCCGATGCTGCATACGCTGCTGAACTACATTACTACGCATATCCTGAGTCAATTATAGATGCTGCTGATGGTAAGACATGGCTTAGCAATAACTACTCTCCTGCCCTGCTGTACGGCACGCTGGTTGAAGGGTATATTTTCTTGAAGGGTGAAGCTGATTTGATGGCCGCCTACGAGAAGAAGTTCCAAGATGCGTTAGGCCAATTGAATCGTCTAGGTAGTGGGTTAGAAAGAGGCGATGCGTACAGAGACGGTCAGTATAAGATGAAAGTTGGGCCATGATCCAGCAAGGACTAACCACAAGCTTTAAGCAGCAGATGCTGCAAGCCGGACAGAGCCTCTTAACGGATACGCTGTATATGGCGTTGTACACCGCATTTGCAGACATTGGGCCTAACACCACAGCGTATAGCACTGCGGGTGAAGTTGTAGGTACCGGTTATGTTGCTGGCGGGGTTCCTGTTACTGGTGCGACAATCGGTGTGGGCACAGACGGAACTGTGTACGTGAACTTTAATAATGTGCCGTTCCCTAGCGCGTCGTTTATTGCCCGTGGGGCGCTTATTTATAATACGTCTAAGAGTAATAAGTCTGTAGCGGTGTTAGATTTTGGGGCAGATAAAATATTTACTTCTGTTACCAATACTGTCACTATGCCTGCAAACACGTCAAACACAGCGTTACTTAGATTTTGAAAGTTAAGACATGCAAATAACGGCACAAGCACAATTAGGGCAATTACAAGTACGTACTAGCTCAAATCGGGGGCATACGGCGGATGAACTAACGGATGCAGCGGTAGCGCGTATTTTGTATGTTGGGGAAAATGTTCACCCGGTTTTACGCGAACAAGCAGTTGCTTTTAAAGAGCACATCAGAGAGATTATTGCTTTCTATATGAAAGAAGCTGTTCAATCTGATAGGACAACAGTTGCAAATATCCTCAAGAATGCCGGGCATCCAGAACTAGCAACAATTATTGGAGTTTAGTATGGCTATTACACAAGATATTTGCAGCACTTTTAAGCAGCAATTATTTCAGGCGCAGCATAATTTTGACGCTGGTACTGGGGATACTTTCTACCTTGCGTTATACGAAGACACTGCAACTATCGCCGCAAATACTACGGTGTACACCACTTCTGGCGAAGTATCTTCATCCGGTACAAACTACCCAACGGGTGGGGGGGCTTTAACTAGTCTTGGAGTGTCTCTAGCTACTGCAACCGCGTTTTTAGGTTTTACTAATTTAACGTTCCCTAGCGTAACGCTTACGGCGCGGGGATGTTTAATTTATAACTCCACCAACGCAAATAAAGCGGTGGCAGTATTTGATTTTGGGTCTAATAAAACCTCCACAAGTGGTGATTTTACGGTTATATTTCCAGCAGCGACAGCGTTAGCTGCGGTTATTAGACTGGTGTAATTATGGCGTTTGTCACAGCGGATCGTGTACGGGAAGCGACAGCCTCTGTAGGTACGGGGGATGTTACGCTTTCTGGCGCGTTTAACGGGTGCCAAACTTTTGCAGCAGGTATAGGAGCTAACAACTCTACGTACTACACTATTGTACTAGACAGCGCAGATGAGTGGGAAGTCGGGATTGGAACTTATGTTGGGCCGAACTTTACCCGGGATATAGTTTTGTCGAGTTCTAGTGGAACCGCGTTAGTTAATTTTTCTACTGGCATAAAAGAAATATTTTGTACTCTTCCAGCGGAACGCGCAGTTTACAACAACCCGGATGGGTCGTTAGTGTATGACCCCGCTGGGTCAGCAATTATTTATGCGATAGCGTTAGGGTAAGACATGGCGTCGTTTAAAAGCACTGCAACAAGAAATCTTGGTTCAGCCGCTACCACCATTCATATGGCAGTGGGGGGGACGGTGGTCATCGGCCTAAGTGCAGCAAATATCTACGCCTCAGAGTTGCCCATTGACGTTTGGCACAGAAGAAGTTCAAATAACACAATGATTCTTCAACAATATCGTGTCGGACCGGGCCAGACCGAAGAGCTTATGCGGGGCAATAAAATTGTCCTTGAAACCGGGGATTTGCTTCAGGCTTCTACGGCGGTTGCCAACGGTTTTGATATTCTTGTTTCCGTATTGGAGAGCGTGTAATGGCTGGATTTCATACAGGAACCGATTTAGCAGATAAAACTTTTTATGGTTTTAAATTTATTCAAGCTACTGGGGATTTAAACGTAGACATTATTAACGATGGTTCTACGGTTAATTTACCCCAACCGGAATATATTTTAGCCCCTAATCAGTACGTAAATTGGATTTGGTCAACCGGCACTTATCAGTTCCGATGGGGAACTAAGGGCCATTTGGAAATGGTGTTCCTATGACTACAGTCGTCGATCTTGGTAAGCTTCGGTTCTACTGGGCGGGGGATTACAATGCCTCTACCCAGTATGAAATTAACGACGTTGTGCGCTATGGCGGCAACGTATACGTCTACATTAATATTGTGGCAGATATTGGCAACGTGCCCATAGACACAACTTATTGGGCGTTAATGATTGAGGGCATCAACTTCGTTGGTGTTTGGAATTCTTCTACTCAGTACTTTATTGGCGACGCCGTTGCTTACGGATCTACTGTGTATGTCTCTTTGTCCGACAACATCAACAAGCAGCCCGACCTGTTTCCCTCGGTTTGGTCGCAGTTTGTTGAAGGCATTCAGTACGAAGGCGTGTATGTCGGGTCTACCACATATCAAGCTAACGACGTAGTTACATATGGCCCGTCGGCGTATATTGCCAAGCAGACTACTAATAACAACTTACCTACAAATACCGTTTATTGGGACTCGTTTGTCCAAGGTATTTCTGCAGAAGGCGTTTACAACAGCGGTACGGCGTATGTCCCCAACAACATCGTTGCTTATGGTGCAAATTTATACATAGCCACTGCTAATACAACAGGTAATATTCCTACAAATACGTCCTATTGGCAGCCATTTATTTCTGGCTTACGCCAGCGGGGGAATTGGACAACGGCTACTGCATACTTACCGTCTGATATTGTTGTCTACGGAGGTAACACTTATTCATGCGTACTCGCAAATACTTCCTCTGTTTTTGCTACCGATCTTGCAGAGGGCCGGTGGCAAATATTTAACGGTGGTATTCGCTCACGGGGCGCTTGGACAACCGCTACTGCGTACCTAAAAGATGACTTGGTTAGCGATGACTTGTCAACCTACATTGCGCTGGTTGACTATACCTCTGGGGCCTCTGTGGCCGCTGATTTGACGGCGCTCAATCTGGGCGTTCTTGCTAGAGGGGCTGTGGGGGTTCCGATACCTGATTCGACCACGATAGGCAAGCTACTGAGCAATGACGGGACAAGTACTTACTGGTTTGACGCTGCTATTAAATACACCGCAATAGGTGCCAATACAGCCGCAGCGAGTGGGTATAACTACTTAGTAGATACATCGGTCGATGCTATTACTTTAACGCTGCCTGCCGCCCCCGTAGTTAATGACATTATTAGCGTTGCCGATGCCAAAGGCACTTTCAAAACCAACAACCTCACTATTTCTGGTAACGGAAACCAAGTAGCTAGAGACGCTACTCTGGTTATTGACCTAGCCAACGCGGCAATTTCATTAATATACACCGCCGCTAATGGTTGGGTATTGGTTTAACTTTAAAGGAACATCATGAGTACTTTATCTTTTTTATTCGGCAGCGGTAACACCGTTGACCCGCGCAAAGAAGGCCTGCCTTTATTTGGCATCGGGTATGCGGACTTTAACATTCAGACCAGTTTGCGGGTTATCGACTCCAACTTCAATATTGTTGGCTCTCCTTGGGGCGCTATCTTCAATACAACCGTGAGCTACGGCTCGGGTATGCACGCAGATGCCATGTGGGGGTATGGCAGCGGCAGTAGCCCTGATATGGGGGCTTGGCGGGGTACTTTGTCTACTGAGGGTTACGCCAGTTATGCCCAGTGGATACGGGCGATGCACCAACACGACCAGTACCCTATGGGCATGTACGTTGACCTGAGCCCTACAGGTATGTTTAACGGACAAACATTGCATGGTTTTAGCAACACCAAAACTCTGCGTGGGAGGTTCTTGATCAATCAAATACTGCCGGAAGGATGCAGGCCGCGCAGGTACTTTCAGATGGAAAGCAATACCTTCCGGGAATGCCCAAATATGGGTTCTTTGCTCAACGGCATAGATTCAGTTAATTTGAGTACCTTTAGAACCCTAAACGGTTTCACCATAGGCAACGGGTCTGCTGGATATAACGAAAAAACTAAAACACTGGTCACGCTTCATTACTCCGGTGCTGCAATTCAAATCAACAGGTTTGTAAGCACTGTTGATTTAAACACCTGCGTCAGCTTGGCAAGCTTTTTCGCAGCGGCCACCGTTACCAGTGCAACGGGTACTCGTACGGGCAGTGATAATCCAGGTGATACAGTTGTTATTGTTGGGGATAATGGCTTTGTTGCAGTGAATTATCGTAGTAGTAATACACAGTATGGTGACTTAATAAACCCGGATAATACTTACTCTAACGGTTATTTTGCATCTATAAGCAATACCACTTCTTATGGAACAGATCATGGCGCTCCCTATTACAACAAGATGCAACTGACTTGGGATGGGAAATGGGCTGCTGCGTACACCGCCTACTACTATTACGGTAATGGCTTGTCCTGTTTTGTTCACTCAACAGAAGACCCGCGCAGGTACTTCAGGATAAATAATACCAATTCCGGAAGCTATGGCTGTGCCTTCTTGCCACTGGGTAAGTCTGGTTTTATGTTCGCACTGGGTACAAATACAGACAGTGTTCCTGTTTCCATGAATGTTTACAATTTCTCCAATACAGAGCGTAGTGGGACTGGAAGTACCACTTACTCAAATCAGGGCAGTGATGGGAATGTGGACACTGCAAACGGTGGTGCTTTGAATGCTTCTGTGTACACCTACAACAATTTGCATGGTGGATACGGTACAACTTGCTACCCTATATTTTTCACCGTTAACCAATGGCCCACGCTAGTTGCCAACGCCGTTAAATAAGGAAATATATGACTATCAAAATTGCATTCACAAACAAAGGCGACCCTTGGACTGCTGACCCAAGTAGTTTGCTAGAGCCGCACCTTTTGGGCGACGTACCGGAGGGTGTGGCTTGGTGGAGAATCAGCCTAGACCCTAAAACTCTGGTGGTTTCTGTTTTGTTTCCAGACCTATCAGATGCACAGGCAGAAGTTAAGCAAGAGGCAGTATTAAAAGCGAAGCATGATGTAGAGGCAGCATCATTGTAATTATGTAAAGGACGCATTCATGTTTGGATACGCAGCATTCGCCCAAACCTCGTTTGCGTCTTTTCCGATGTTGGGTACGCCCGCGTCGGTTACGCTTACAGGCCAAGAATTATTTATATATGTAAATAGTTTAACGCCTACAGCTGCCGCAAATGTGCAGTTAACCCCCCAGATGTCTTTGGTTGCCTCGCAAGGTGTACTGCAGTTTAATTCTGCGTACGCACTTAACGGGCAAGCTATCACTGCGTATTTGAACAGCGTGGGTACTACTGCCGCTGCTACTACAACGCTAGATGCGCAGCTACTTCAGCTTTACCAAGGTCAAATAACAGGGGCGCCGGGTTATAGCATTACTGGTATAGCGATGGTTGCTAGTCAAGGGGCGTTAAACACTACGGCTGCTAGTAATGTAGTAGTTGCTGGTGAGGCGTTAAACGCGACTCTTGGAAATATTAATGCTGCGGGGATTGCGAATGTCGCGCTTACTGGACAGTATGCGGCGGTGCTACAAGGAATAATTTCTGGGAAAGGTAACGCAAACGCTACCATTACCGGCGTCACTGCCTTAATTAACATAAATAATTTGTTAGTGTGGGGATTAATTCCAACACCAGACGACCCAGTATGGCAGACTATTAATACGGCTCAAACTGATAGCTGGATAGTGATGCCAACACCGGACGACCTAGTATGGCAGACTATTAATACGGCTCAAACTGATAGCTGGATAGTGATACCAACACCGGACGACCCAGTATGGCAGACTATTAATAAGGCTCAAACTGATAGCTGGATAGTGATGCCAACACCGGACGACCCAGTATGGCAGACTATTAATAAGGCTCAAACTGATAGCTGGATAGTGATGCCAACAAATCAAACAGCGTTGTGGAGCAATATACCAAATTAAGGAGTGTAGGATGTGTTTGATCCAATCACTATCGGTCTTGTAATCAAAGCGGCAGCGGTAAGTGAAGTAAGAAAAATGCGTGAACTGCGCTTAAAGATTTTATTGGGGGAATGATGCTTACGCTTCTATCAACACTGGTTTCATTTCTAATGGGCGGCCTGCCCAAAATCCTAGACTTCTTTCAAGACAAGTCAGACAAGTCCCATGAGCTTAAGTTGGCTCAGATGCAGACTGAGCGTGAGATGCAACTTATGGCGGCAGGTTTTGCATCGCAACAAAAGATTGAAGAGATCAAGCTAGATGAGATTAAGGTTAGTTCTAAGGCAGAGACTAAACAGTCTATTATTGCGGCGCAGCAGTCTGAGATGGAGATGGTCTACAAGCATGACATGAGTCTAAATGAGGGCACCAGCCAATGGATGAAAAACCTCCGGGCAGGTGTAAGACCAATAATTACTTTTGGTTTTTTCTTTTTACTAGTGTTTATTGATATTGGGTTGTTTTCTTATGGATGGTATAGCGGCGCTAATTTTAAAGATTTAGCAGAAATGTTGTGGGATAGCGAAACCCAAGCCTTGTTTGCGTCAATTATAGCGTTCCATTTTGGCGGTCGGGCGTTTGGGAAATAACCATGCCTATTAGCAAAAAAGCATTAAAGATGATCGCGCACCACGAGGGGGTGCGGACAAAACCGTACCGTTGTCCGGCCAAGCTTTGGACTATTGGGGTGGGGCATGTGATTGACCCAAATCATGGAAAACTTAAGATAGAAGACAGGGTTAGTTTGCCCTGCCCGGTTGGGTGGAATCGGACGTTTACGATGGAGGAAGTCAATGCTATCCTTGCAAAAGACCTTAAGAGGTTTGAGCGCGGAGTACTTAAATATTGCCCTGCTGCTGGCACTCGCCAAAGTTGGCTCGATGCTCTGGTCAGTTTTAGCTTTAACGTAGGACTCGGTACTCTACAACGCAGCACATTACGGCAGAAGTTTAATCGTGGAGATTACGCCGGGGCGGCAGAAGAATTTTTAAAATACACCAAAGCCGGGGGCAATGTGCTTAAAGGTTTGGTAAATCGGCGTAACGACGAACGAGCGTTGTACCTTAGTTAAGGAACTAACATGTCAACATATTCCCCGAATCTTCGTATTGAGCTTATAGCTAACGGCGACCAGACAGGTACGTGGGGCCTTCTGCTCTTCCACCTTGGTCAAAAAACTTAACGCCCAAGATTACGCCGGGGCATGTAAAGAAATCCTGCGTTGGAACCGCGCTCAAGGGCGTGTAGTAGCGGGGCTTACAAATCGCCGCCAAAAGGAGTATAAGCAATGCTTAGGGAACTGACAATTGTTGCTATCATAGCGGGGGTTGCAGGAATTACCTGTGGGTGGAGTGTGCAAGGCTGGCGTAAGGACAAAGAGATTGCCGTTATGCAGGCCACGTATAATCAACACCGTGCTGACGCAGAAGAAAACGCCCGTATTAAGGAACAAGGTTGGCAGAGCACCGCCGAGCAGATAACGAGAGACAAAAATGCGCAGATCGCTACTACTACTCGCCGTCTTAACAACACTATTGCAGGGCTGCGCACTCGTTCGGAGCGCCCCACAGGTGAAATGCCCACGACCCCCGGCGCTTGTTTTGGACTATCCGGAGCGCAACTGGCAAGGGGAGATGGAGAGTTTCTTGCAGGGTACGCTGCCGACGCAGCCCGGCTTGAAGCCGCCCTCGAACAATGTGAAGCGCAATACAACTCAATAGGACAATAGCATGCCGTCAACATACTCCCCCGACTTACGAATTGAACTCATTGCCAACGGCGAACAGTCGGGCACATGGGGTGTAACTACCAATAATAATCTCGGTGCGCTTATTGAAGACGCTATTTCTGGGCAAGCCTTAGTCTCAGTAATTTCGGATAACCAAGTTCTGACTGCTTTTAACGGCAACGCGGATCAATCTCGATGTGCGGCGGTTGAGCTTAGTACAACCACCAGTGCAAACTTCGCCGTCTACGTACCGCCAGTAACTAAGCTCTACGTCGTCAAAAATAACTCTGCGTATACGGCAACCGTATATTGCTCAACCGTCTTAGGTAACACCACTGCTGCCGGTACTGGCATCTCTATTCCCGCAGGTAAATCCGTTTTACTTCGTGCAGATAGCGTAAATGTCGTAGGGCAGTTCGATCAGGTAGTGGGTGGTTTAGGTGTAGGCGGGGCGCTGACGGTTACTGGGAATACGACGGTTACTGGGAATACGACGGTTACTGGGAATACAACGGCTGGGGGAACTTTATCTGTTGGGGGAACTTCTGCTTTTACCGGAGTAGCTACATTCATTACTTCACCTGTAGTGCCAACTGCTACGGCTGGAGACAATAGCACTAAAGCTGCCAGCACTGCTTTTGTAGCTGCTGCTGTTTCTCCGGGTTCTAATGATTATTTAAACGACCCAAATGTAGATGGGATACTTTCAAGAATCGCAGATAAGACTGTAGCAGCTAGAACAATTACATCTGGCGCAGGAATCTCTATTACAAATGGTAACGGAGTATCAGGAAATCCAACGGTTACTAATGCTGGGGTATTGACGTTTAATGGAACGGCGGGTGCAGTAACATACACAAGTACAAACGTTTTAGCTGCTACTGCAAGCGCATCGGTTGGTGCAATTGGGACGTATGCGTTGCTTATCACACCATCAGTAGCAACGATTTACAGCCCCGGCACTACGGTATCCGGGTCATCACTAAGCTGGGGTGGTATTGAGTCAGGCGGCGGCCAATCAGTACTTTCAAGCCCGACACCAAGCGGAACTTGGATGGCAATGGGTTACAAAGACGCGTCGGCTAACAATACGGCAATTGTCTGGTTGCGGATTTCTTAGGGGTGAACGTAATGAAACTAGAGTACGCGAACCGGCCTGTTTGGGCGAACGATGAAAAAACAGCAATGGATTTGCTTATTAAGTGGGATGGAGTTCGCGTCGAGTACCCTTTTGCGGCAACCGACAGCGCCGTAGAAGAGCACGGGCTTAGCAAAAGGCACAAAATTCTGCGCAAGCAGGGACTTGGCGATGTATGGGCTATTTAAGAAACTCAGGCTGGTCAACAACACTATTTTTGAGAATCGCATGAACTATAGAAACCCAACATATAATTCTTCTGGCTTTGTTGATTGTGAGATCGACCATCCAGTTTACGGATGGATACCTTTTACTGCAAGCCCAGAGGATGTAGAACAAAGCGGGAAGTTGCTTTTTTCTGAGATTATTGCCTCTGGTAATATAAAAAAATATCTTCCGCCACCTGCTTACATTCCCACAGAAAACGACGTTCGCCAAGAGCGAGACGTTTTACTATCTAAATCAGACTGGACGCAATTACCGGATGCCCAAGCGGCATTAAGTAGTACTCAAAAGCTAGATTGGTTAAAATACCGGCAAGCATTGAGAGACGTTCCCCAGCAGTTAAATTTTCCCTCAAATGTTACTTGGCCTGTTATGTAGTCAGCAACGGATTAGAAACGTCCTTAAGCGACACACTTGCCTACATTATGGAATCGTAAGGGTTAATATGCTTCAGAAAATTCAGCTACGCCCGGGCGTAAATCGCGAAGGAACTAACCTATCCAATGAGGGCGGTTGGTTCGAGGGCGACAAAATTCGGTTTCGTTCTGGCTTTCCTGAGAAGATCGGTGGATGGGCTGCGGTTTCGTATGCTAGGTTTCTGGGTGTAGCTCGCTCTTTGTGGAACTGGGTAACACTCAAAAACTACAATCTACTGGGTATAGGTACTAGCTTAAAGTTCTATATTGAGAATGGTGGTGTTTACTACGACATTACGCCTATCCGTAGGATAAACGGTAATACGCCTTCTGCTGGCCCCCCTATAGTTACGGCTTCTACTATTGTTCTTACTGCTAGTGGTACGGTACTAACTGTGTCGGATAGCGCTGCAGAGAGTTTGCAGGTTAATGACTTTGTTACCCTAGCAGGAGCAGGGACTATTGGTGGGGTAAATGTAAACCGCGAGTATCAAATTGATTCTGTAATTTCTAGTACGTCATATACCGTCACATTAACTATAGCTACAACCGGAAGCAACGCTGCATCCACGATAACCCTTGCATACCAGATCAGCACTGGTAGTCCTATCTATTCAATAGGTACTGGTTGGGGTAGCGATTCTTGGCCGTTGTATACGGAATTATCTCTAACAAACCCCTTCACAGCAACAGGTACAGGTATTTCCGTTCTCACAGTTACAACGCCAAGCGCACATAATTTAACTACCGGTGACTACGTTAGCTTTGCCGGTACGGTAGGTGTTGGTGGGATTTCTTCTGCTACTGTTTGTGGCATTAATAGCGACGTACTAGAAAAAACTTTTCAGGTTACGGTTACTGGGGCTACTACGTTTACTATTTCAACGGTTATTGGCACGCTTACGTACTTAACTTCTTCTACAGCAGCTAGCGGTGGTACAGTAACTATGGATATACCGAACCCCCTACCGACTACAGTAGATAACGTACGGGGTTGGAGTTCAGGATTCAGTACAGGTTTTGGTCTTCAGTTACGTTTGTGGAGCCAAACAAACTTTGGTGAGCAGCTTCTATTCAACCCTCGTGGCAGTGCACTTTATAACTGGAACCCGGGTTCTGGAGCTACCCCTGCGTATGGTACTCGTGGGGTAGTTGTTTCAGGCAATGATGTACCTGCGATAATTAATCAGGTTATGGTGTCTGACGCAGCGCGGATTGTTATTTGTTTTGGGTGTAACGACTACGGTGCATACGGTACAACAGGCTTAGACCCACTGCTAATTCGCTGGTCAGCACAAGAAAGTTTTGCCGACTGGACGCCTGACGCTACTAACCAAGCAGGTAGTTACCGGTTGAGTCGCGGTTCTTACATTAATAGTGCGCTACAAACCCGCCAAGAGATACTAATCTGGACCGATGCGGCTGTGTACTCGATGCAGTATTTAGGCCCCCCGTTTGTTTATGGCTTTAACATATTGGTAGATAACGTATCCATCATTAGCCCTAACGCTATGGCAACGGCGTCGGGGGTTACTTACTGGATGGGGGTAGATAAATTCTATACATACTCTGGTCGTGTCGAAACGCTACCTTGCTCGGTAAGAACCTATATTTTTAACGATATTGACCCTGACCAGAACTTCCAAGTAGTTTCTGGCACGAACGAAGGCTTTAGCGAAGTATGGTGGTTCTATTGCTCTACAAACTCCATAGTGCCAGATAAGTACGTTATTTTTAATTATCTTGACCGAGTTTGGTACTATGGTAGCTTAACGCGTACAGCATGGCTAGATAGCCCATTACGTCAATTCCCGCAGGCTGCTACTTCCGGTAACCTTATAGTAGACCATGAGTTCGGTGTAGATGACGGCGAAACTAACCCCCCATCTCCTATTCATTCTTACATACAGTCATCAGACTTTGACATCGGTGATGGTTATAACTACGGCTTTGTATGGCAGATGATCCCAGACATTACGTTTGATGGTTCTGATACTCAATCAGGCTTCCCAACGGTTAACTTTACGGTTCGCCCACGCCAGAATCCCGGTGCAAACTATAACCTCGGAGGTAGTCCAGTAGTTCAGTCGGCGCAGTCTTATGCAGGGCAAAGCACTTACAACGTGCAGCAGTTTACTGAGATTGTGTATACCCGGGTTCGTGGTCGCCAGATGGCGCTTAAAGTGGAATCTAGTGCACTTGGTACGCAGTGGCAGCTAGGTACACCCCGAATAAATGTACGTCCTGACGGTAGGAAAGGATAATGCAAAATAAATTCTATACGCGGGTTAAGGCCCCGGCCCTACCATTTGCTCCTGTGCACTATGACAGGCAGTATCAAGACCAGACAAACACGGCGTTACGGTTGTACTTTACCCAAGTTGACTTCTTTATCTCCCAGTTCTCTCAACTATTTGAGGTGGCTAATCTTCCCAGTGCAGTTGTGGTAGGCGCTGGGGGTCGGGCGTTCGTAAGGGATTCTTCTGTGACAGCCTTTAGAAGCATTGTTACTGGGGGTGGGTCTACTAATATACCTGTGTACTCGGATGGTACTAACTGGCGAGTGGGGTAAATAAAATGGTAAACTTTGACAAATATCTAAGGACGAGGTATCTATGAGCCTTCATGAACTAGCACACAGCGTGCAAAAAGCTGGCCGGGGCGAAGATACTGTCCTTATTCACATGACCCCAAAAGAAGTTAACGGCCTGCAATCGCTGGCTATGGCTCATGGCGGCTCTCTTACTATCAATCCAGAAACGGGCCTGCCTGAAGCGGGGTTTTTAAAATCGTTACTACCAACGCTGATTGGGGTGGGTTTGACCGTTGCTTCTGGCGGGGCGCTATCACCCCTTATGGCTGCTGCAATTACCGGTGCAGGTTATGGTCTTGCTACAGGTAGTTTGGAAAAGGGTTTGATGGCTGGTCTTGGCGCGTACGGGGGTGCAGGTTTAGGTGCTGGGTTATCTAGTGTGGGTGCTGGGGCAGCGGGGGCGGGGGCGGGGGCGGGGGCAGCTAATGCGATTACAGGTACTGCGCCAAATCTTGGTGGGAGTTTAATGGCAGG